CAGGATATTCAGAGCTAGTAGCAGAGCCTACTGTAGCAAACTGCATACGAACACGGCCTGTAGGGCTAGTCTCTCTAAATGTAATAATACCTGCGGTACCTGTATTAACAGCATACAAACCCTGTAATCGTAATCTACCACCAAATATAGGGGCTGCTACACTGTTAGAAGTACCTGCACTTACATTTCCCGCAGGATCGCCTACTGCTGTAATAGAGGTAATAGAAGTCCAATACCCAACACTAGTAGATGCACTAGCATTAGCACCTACGAGACTTTCTGTAGCCGCATTTCCTAGCTGGTCTAGCCCAACAATAGTAAAGGAAATAGCGTCATCATCCCCAGCGGAGGTGATAGTAATCTTTCTAGCAGCATCCGTAACATAGGGACTAGCGGTCAAAGTGAGCGCAGCATTGTTGCCTACCCCCGCAGCGATGGATATAGCCGCTGCACTCGCTACTGCCGCAGAAATAAATGTCGATTGAATGTCAGAAGAAAAAGACATAATCTACTCCTTACGGTTGGATTGTAGTGTTAAACGCCTGTGCATACATTACAGTAATACGGACAGACCCTGCGTTAGTAGCCGCTGAACCCGTTATATTAAGACGTAAGTCTGAAGTGCCTGTGTTGCCCCACGCTAAAGTTCCACCACCAGAAACACCAAGTGGTTTAATGCCAACAGTAGTACCTGATGCCAATGCGTTTATAAACGTATTAGCTCCACCACCAACCTGACCAACACTAATGTTTGTTGTTGTGTTTGCGGCAGTAGTCATGTCAACAATAATGTTAACAATTTTGGAATTTGCGGGGATTACTATGTTTGTTGCAGCGGCGGCAACTGCGCCACCCGCAAGGGTTTGCGATGCGTCTTGACACGTAACTACGTAGCCTACGTTAGCAACGTCAGTGCCTACAGTTGTGCCTATAGTGTTTCGGATGTTACCAGCGCGGATAGGGCCGGAAAAAGTTGTATTAGCCATTATAGAGTTCTCACATGTGAGTTAAGGAGAATCTGTCTACATGTCGTCAGTCGGGTCTGTCAGATTCACCGGATTGTTTCCCGATATAATAGAACATATCACAGTGTATAGCTTTTCGTCAACAATAAAAAAGGGGGCCGAAGCCCCCTTAGTACAACGTGTTACTACGCGATTAAGCGCCGGGGGAACCGTAGATACCTAGTGGATCAGATACACCGAACGAGTAACGCTCACGAGCCTTATAACGGCTGTTACCAGTGTCGAAGTCCGCGTCCATAGAAGTAGCCATTGGGCTACGAACGAAGTGCTTCAAACCATTAGGTACGTCAGTCATCATAAACCATGCATCAGTATCAGTCAGGTAATGGTTAATTGCATAACCCTGTGGAACGGCACCATTGCTCATAATAGCGTTAATGTCGTTGTCCGCAGTTCCTACGCGGCCTTCAGTCTCAAGCAAACGAGTTGCAACAAACTGTAAGGAAGGTGGGATAACTAGCTTCTTAGGCTTGGCCGCGATCAAAAGACCACGCTCATCGGTGTAGCCAGCAATCTGAATGATAGCTGCTTCCAAAGAAGTTTCGTTAAGGTCGGCTGCAACCGCAGGACGATTAGAGTTAACACCGCCGTTAACCAGTGGGTGAGCAGCAGAACAAAGTACTTGTCCGTCGCCGTAAGTAGTGCCAGCAGCAAAAGCGTTGTTAAGAATATCAGCGCCTTTAACTTGCTTAGTGTAAGCCATTCCACGAGCTAGTGCTTTGGTGTAACGAGATGACAGAGAGTCATACAAGTTATCTTCAATCGCTTCTTCAGTGATTGCAAAGCCCATAGCAACAGTTTCATGCGTGTAGCGTGCAGTGAAAGCTTCTTGCGCGTTGTCATACTCGATTGATGAACCTTCACGCTTGACAGGTGCAGAACCGAAGCCTGACAGCTTGGTTTCTTCTTCAAAAGAACGATCAGAGGTTTCAGTCTCAAAAATCTCTTTATGCTCTTCGCCGTATTTCGCGTACTCTAGGCCAAACAATGCGTTTAGTCCGGGGAGTAGCTCTTTTAGTAATTGACTTCTTGAAATAGCCATCTAGTTATTCTCCTATAATTCCGGTACCAAACTGGTGGTACGGTAGGTTAAATTTAACCAAGACATCAGTCCTAGCGTCGCCAATGGTAGAACCAGTTTTAGTTACAAAACCGATTACTTTAAAAGCTCTAGATGCAGTCGCAGTAGTAGCGTCGAGTGCAATGTTAGACTTACCAGTAGCAGTGTTTACAGAAGTAGTAGCATTCTGTGCGCCAGTCAAAGGAGCATTGTGACCAAGAGCAGTCTGAGCAATAGCGCCATCAGCTTGTACTTGGAAAGTTACGCCAGAATCGACTATAACATAAGCAGTAGCGTTAGCAGTGCCTGAAGGGTAAAACTGAGCAAATATCAATTGGCCTTCAGCATTGATGTATTCACAACCAACAAACACGCCTAGTGCGCCGATAGCGTTACCACCAAGGTTGTTATTAGTTGCGTCTGCGCCAGTGCCAGAAGCTAGTTGAACATAACCTGCATTGATCTCTACAAGAGAACCGTAGCCAATATTTTGCGCTACGCCAGCAGGAGTAATAAGAAAAGCGTCACGAGCACCCGTATAAGGGGTACCGTCAGCTTTACGTACGGGAACAAACCCGTAAGGAGCGGCTGTAGTTGCCATTTTATTTCACCTATAAAAAATTTAGTTTAAGTTCCCTTACCGAAGGTAACTTTCGATTTCCGCTCATTAAATAGCGGCATACGTGGATCATTTTCTCGCATGAAGCTGTTATCAACTGACTGCATTTGCGCCTTACTTTGAGACTCATAGTACTCATTTCGTTCTTCAGCCAGTTCTTTTGGAGCCTTACACAGCATTAGTCCTCCAATTACTACGTTATCTTTAAACCGTTCCTGTTCAATAGTAACCATAGTTATTTCGGGATGATCCGATGCTTTTACTGGTTCCCACCCTTCACGCAATTTAGACGAGAGATTTGTGGCATCCACATTACCTTGCGTGCTTACACGAATCCAACGAAATGCATAGCCGTGCTCGTCATTCGGCGAAGGTAAAACCTCCGGCTTCTTCCAAGCTTTTTTACGGGCCGTTTTCTCACGGGTTACGTTCTCACGATTAATTCTGTTATCAGCCATTATATTTTCCTCATCTCTTCAGCAACCTTTTTGGCGTATAGTTCCAATGGAACCCCAAGTTTTTTAGCGATAGCTACCTGTGTTTGCGTTAATCGCACCTTCTTAGGTGCTGTGCTCCGCGTAGCGGGGGCAACCACATTTGACCTTCGTTTAGACCCAGTCTCCTCTGCTTCCCCTTCAAAATTGTTAGGGAACAGCTTCTGCATACGAGAATTTATAGTCTCGTAGTATTCGTCACTAGAAGGATCTATACCTTCTTCTGTAACAAGTTTCTCATGTAACCCCATAGCGTAACCAGTCATTTCTTTGTCATCACCAAACCAAGGGTTTTCTTTGGCCCAGTTTGATGCTTTTTCATCTACTTCTGGCTGTTGAGTTACATTTCGTTGAGGTATTTGTACCTCATCGTCTTGCGTTTGTAAAGAAGAGGGTTGGAAATTCTCAAGTTTGTCTGCTTTTATACCCGCAACATTCATTTTTTCTTGGGCTTCAAGCAGTTTATCAGCATCGCCAGCTTCATAGGCTTGTTTATAAGAACGTTTTGCTAACAACATTTCGCCAGCAGCAGTTCTTTTAGCCTGTTCTAGTAACACTTCTTGATTTTTATCAACCGTACCTTTTAACTTGTTATTTTCTTCAACAAGATTTTTAGCAAAACTCTCTAATTCTTGGCTTTGGCGTTGGGACGCTTCTTTGGCGCGTCTTTCGTCGTGGTAGCCTTTGCTGAAATGTTTGATTCGGTTACGAACTTTTTCAGAGTAATCTTCCAACTCTTCATCTGTAACCTCATTTGGAGGAGAAGAAGGTTTACGGTTACGGTCAGACTTCGGTACATCGTCAACAATCTCAACTTCATATTCATTTTCTTTTTCCTTATAGTCTTTTTCTTCTTTTTTACCAGATAGGTCTATTTCTACCGCTTCACTGGACTCTATTTCTATATCGTTACTACTTTCCTCGTCATCAGGAAAATTAAACTCAACTTTTTGAAAAGCCATTTGCTACTCCTTACACTCGTGTTACGCCACGAGGATCGCTTACTACCGCTTCAATTGAGTCATCGTTCATTAAACGATACTCAACCCCATTTACTTTAAACCGTGTACCTGTGTTCATACGAAACATTACATAGTCTCCTTGCTTACACCAAGGGCCAGTAGGGAAACGGTCTTCATCTGAATAGGCTTGTTTGCCCATATCCAGTACAAGTCCAATAGTAGACATAACCGTATCTAACTGAACTTCTCTGTTAGATTTAATAATCCCACTATCGCCGTACGTGTCTTCTACTTCTGGCATGGCTATTAATACTCTATAGCCTACGGGAGTCGGTAGTTGATTCTCTAACTCTTCTTCCGTTATTTCTTCTACAGCATTGCTTAAATCAGTCATTGTCATCATCATCCAAATAGTTGCGCGAGAGATCGTTAACATGGTTCAAACAGGAGATGAGACCTCGTAGCATTCCTGTTATTTCTTTGTACTGAGCGAAGTCTTTAGCTCCTCCATTACCTAGAAATTCTGTTGCTGAAGACATATCGGCTTCGATTTTACTTCTTAGCACGTCAAAGACGGTAGTAGACATATTTTATCCTTTTGGTTTGCTTTTGACCTCTTTCATTAAATCAAGGTCAAGTTTAGTGTTAGCTGTTCTTCTATCCGCAGCTAGTTTAGCGCCCGCTTTCTGGGCATCTATTTGCAGCTCCTGCTTATCCAACTCAAGTTTAGCTGCATCTATCTGCAAATCACCTTGATTCTTCTGAGCTTTGAGCTGTAATTCCGCTTGTTTAACCTGCATATCGGCTTGATCTTTCTGAGCCTTACGTTGTACTTCTTGCTGCTTAACCTGTAGCTCCGCTTGCTGCAACTGGAACGCTGGGTCTTGCTGTTGTTCTTGCGCTTTCTTCTGTGCTGCTTCTTGTTGGTTCTGCTGAGTAACTTGCTTACCCGCATCGGCCATAACTCTAGCCAACTGAACTTCCATATCTTCAGACATCTCTTCATTAGGTGCTGGTAATGGTGCGCCTAACTTCTCTTCCATCTGCTTGCGGTACTTGAACCCAAGGTGTTCTGCAATGTGCGCTTGAAGCGCAGCCATGATTTGTTGAGCTTGAGGGTTCTGTCCGATAGTTTGAGCGATCATCGGGTCTTTAATGAACGATTCATGCGTTGCCATATGGGCCTCGTGGTCTTGATAGATAAAGGCTTTTATGGGGGTACCTGTTAGCGCATTCATGTTCTCGCTTACAGGATCGCTTGGCTTTATATCATCTTTCACTGGGACTAACTTATCAGCGTTCTTAATGCCTAAGACATCAATCATCTGACGGTGTAGTTGCGGCAGGTCATAAATCTGCGGGGCTTGTTGTGCCATCTGTAACACAGCTTGATACTGTACCACTCGCTGTGCCATTGTAGAGCTGTTAGGGTCACTTACAGGAATAACGTCTACTAATCTATAGTCTGACTGCCGTGCTGACATTTCGCCTCTAAGAGGCTGATAATCGTACTCAGCGGGTGCATACTCAGCCATGATAGCTTTGAGCATCTTAAACTCTTGCTTCATAGCATAGTGAACACGCGCCTGTACTGCTGCCATAGGCTTCAACGTACGTTCTAGCAACGCTAGGGTAGTACCTACTGGAGCATTAGCTGACATGTCAGATATGTTCATATCACTAATAGCGCCTAAACGACGACCTTCCTTAGTAATCTGATCAAGCAACGCTAGCAGAGTTTGGCTAGGTTCCTTGTAAGGAAGGGGCATTATGTTCTCGCGGATGCTACCGGATGGTACATCTACATCCTTCCATTCCCCCGGCTCTATCGGAGAATCATCGCCTTTAATGCGTAGTCCACGGGATTTTAGACCCCCCGGAAGGTTAGATAGGGTACCAGCGTCCACCAATTGCCGTATAAGCGATGTTCCCGCTCTAGCGTACCCACCTATAATGTGTATCAGTCCAAGGCCGTAGAAGCCAAATCCGGGGACATATACGTAATGTACAAAGTGCTGACGCTTCAATGTCAGCATGTCATCCTCGTTCCAGTTACGGCGGATAGCGAGTATCTCGTTGCTACCGCGCTCTATTGTAACCACGTAAGGCTTGGCTATATCGTCTTCATCATCTACACCTTCAATAACAAGGTCTGCATGAATCTCGTACATAGCATAGCGATCATCGTCAGTAAGAGAGAACCCGCCATCTTCGGCTTTCTTCTCTTCAATGTCAGTATGGAACGTTTGGGGTTCGCCTAGGTCTATATCACGATAAAACCCATTTACCTGTAGCTTGCGTAGGTCATTCTTAGTCTTACGCATGATATGTGTAACACGTTCGGCAGACTCTATATTAGAGCAGCCGTAAGGCACGATAACGTCTTCTGCGGGGATATAGATAGCGGTCTGTCTACCTAGGTTAGGATCGAAGTAAACCTTCTTAAACGCCGATCCTGCCAGTCCTAGGCTATATAGCATACGCTCATGTTCTGGGCGGTACTCAACCATGTTCTCGGTGAGCTGGTAATTCATGTCGGCTTTTACCCGTTCTGCCGCTTCATCTTTCTCTCTAGTCTCGGAACCTAGAACTTTTACACGAACTGGCCCTGCTGCGGGGAAAGTCTCACTCATTGTCTCTGCTTGAAAACGAATGGCTGCTTCTGCTAAAACAGTAGAATGTACACCACAAGCGCCTTCCCAAGGGTTTGTACGCTCTTCGTACTTAAATCCTATGATATCTAGACCCTTTACGTATGTGTCAGCCCAATCTTTTCGGCTATCTACGTCTGAGTCTACTAACTCTATAAGATCATCTGCTAGTATAGCTAGATAGTCTTCATCTAATTCTTCGGCAAGGTTGCTATCAAAGGCCATCATGTCTAGAGAGTTGCCTTCAGGAATCAACGTGATCTCTACGCTACCGTCAGACAGAGTTACCATCTCAGGATCGACAATCTCGATCTCTAAGCCAGCTTCCATTAGCTCGCCTTCTTCTGCCTCTTCGTCTAGTTCTGCGTCTAGTCCTTCAGGAGCAGCGTATAAACCTTTTTCAATTGCCATAATCTAGCCTCTTAATAAAACCCATTTCCACGCCGCTTGAAATATCGTTGTTCTTCTAATTCATCGCTAGGTAGTCGTATAAACCCGCCCTGCCTAAAACGCATTAGCGCCATTACAGTCGAGTCCACTAAGTCATCATTACTCATAAATGGGAATCCAGCTATCTCTTCTACGACTTCTTCAGCCCATCGAGTTTGTGGAACCCAACACAGTCCAGACGCTACAATATCAGATACTGCGTTTAAACGCGCTAGTTTATCACCAGAACCTCTGTGTGGGGTGTATTCGGACACTGGTAGGCCCATTCTCCTCATTTCTTGGTATAACGCAACACCTGAACTCTTTTTCTCCACTATAAACGAGTCTGGCTCCCAATCAGCATACTCTTGCATTGCTAACTCTTTCAGCTCGTGAAACTCTATGCGCTGCTTAATACTATTGAGCAAGATGATATTATACGCGCTATCCTCCTCATTATAAAACACCCCCCATGTAGTCAGCGCAGTGTAATCCGCTCGGTTGTGCTTCTCTGCCGCTGAGTCCAACGACATGATTATGTACTCACAAGATGGCGGGTTCTCCTCCCCCCACCAATTCCACCACTCCCTTTTTACTATGGATGCTTCTTCGGCGGTGGGTTGTTGCTGATACTGGGCATTCCACTGGAACGTAGGCATAGATGCTTTAGTACGTAACAGCGCCTCTAAGTCAAAGAACTCAGGCCACAGGGGCTTTTCTATTATCTCGCCTGTATCTTCGTCCTCAAGTTCTAGTATAGCGGGGAACTCAATGACCTCAAACTGGTCAGCTCGCTCGTTCTGAGCCATATCTTTTACTGCGCGGCCTGTTAGATCGTCCATATGCCAACGAGTCTGAATAATAGCTACCCTACCCCCCGGCATTAGTCGTGTACGAGCACCAAATGTGTACCATTCGTAGGCTTTCTCAAACACTGAGAAGTTACCACTAATAACATCTTGCTCAGAGTGAGGATCGTCAATAAGCAGTAAGTCTGCACCACGTCCTGCTAGTGCTGAACCTACACCACAGGCGTAATACTCCCCACCTGCGTTTGTATTCCACCTACCTGCTGATTTAGAGTCAATTGCTAGCTTTACAGTAGGGAATATAGACTGGTATTCGGGGGTGGCAATCAAGTTACGCACTTTACGGCCAAAATCTACTGCAAGATCGGTGGTGTGCGACACCATCATCACCTTTTTGTTCGGATTACGCCCCAAAAACCACGCTGGATAGAAAATAGACACAAGTTGAGACTTACCATGACGCGGTGGGATGTTTACACAGACCCTATCCTTGTCTCCACGCTCAATTCCCATCAACATATCCGCCAAAATGCGGTGGTGTCTACCTACAATGAAGTCCGGCATCATTGCTTTGCAAAAATCTATCAGATCATCGTACGCTAGCTGGTTTTGCCTACGTGCGGACAGCTCATCTACGAGTCTGTCTATCTCTTTTACCTCGTCATCAGAGAAAGAGTCTAGATTATCCAACATCTTCTGGACATCTTCTTCGGTAAAGTCGGGAACGGCCTCACTCATCGTCATAGAACCCGTCATCCAATCCTAATTCTTCTTCTAAATCTATAGCTTCGCCGTCTAGGACTACTGCATCCTCGGCTTCTTCCTCTACAGGGACTAGCTTTTCTAGTTTTCTACGTAGTTTGCTCTTCAGATCGTCAGTAGACTGGTGCGTAATCGTTATCTCTGACTTCTCAGCAAACAATCCTACGTCTGAAATCTTACCTAACAGCTCCAAGGCACGGATTCTTGTGCGGGGGTCAGGGTTTTCTGTCTCTAATAGCAGCTTGTTAGTTACTAAGTGCCTAATCTGTACCGAAGACTCCACAACAGAGCGGCCAAATTCACTGAGTATGCTATTAGTCAGCACTATAGAGGCAGGGGTCAGGGTAGACATGCGAACAGCACTGGCGGTTTTAGATGTTTTAGCGGGGTCAGAAGCATAAGAAGAGGATAGCTTGGCCGCTACATCCTTATCTTCTTTGTTAGGGAACAAATCTAGGCCGTGCTCTGCCAAATCAAGTGCGGTATTAGCCGCAGCTTCGGCTCGTTTTTTTAAATCTAGCTTACGCGCTCCCTTAGATAAAGGAACACCTAGCTCTGGTTCTAGGGATAAAGTCATTTACTGATCGTCCCTATAGGAAAACCAAAGAGTACCAGCCCATTTATGTCCTTTTATAACAGGCATTCCTGAGTGTTTGCTTTTGGGGTGTCTATTAAAAGTATTAGGGTAACAGTTGTGAAACAAAAGTAATCTTCCTTTTTTAGCCTCCACTTCTAAGTTTAAATTAGGGAAAGAAGTTCCGCCTCCTTCTCCTACGTCATTTAAGTAGAACAAACACGTTAACACACGTTGCCCGCTTTCTTTTAAACAGGATTTACCTCTCTCTGTGGTTTCGTCCCATGAGTCAAAGTGCGGTTTATACTGTTGGCCTACGTAATAGTGCAGCAGTTGCATAGATGCCCCAGCATTGTTTAGGGGTACGTCAACTAAGTTAGCTATACGCGTAGATAATTTTTTAATAACGTCATTATGGTTAGTCCTTACCCATGCATGTCTACCAGAACGGTGCTCGCTAGTAACTCCTTTGCTGGCAGAAACTTTAGAGTTTGGAGATAGTACAACGGATTCTTGTAGCTCAGAAGCCCCACACATTAGAAGTTCTAATGTCTCTTCGGTGGTTATAAAATTATCAACTATATGTACTAAAGGCTCCGCATTAAGCGTTAACCCGTCTTTATAGTCGGTTTTTAAAGGTAAAGTCATTTACTGATCGCAGGTTATTCACCGGAGGTGCATATATACCAGAAAAAAAATTTTTTGACAAGCCTTTCTAATTTGTAGGGGGGGCCATTCCTGTAGTGAGGCCGTTCCCTACTTGGTACAGAGAAGTGTAATTTATTTGGCTGTATTGGTATTACATATCACTGGCGGAGTCCCAGTCCACATAGCGGGGCATGGGGGGGCGGTAGGGGTCGTCCCTACCCTATGGTTCCTCATAATATGTTATAATGACTGCGTCAAGGGGGGAAAGCTGTCCTACCCGAGATGGCTCGGTAGGGGTCTTCCCTACCACCAAAAGGAAAATATTATGACTACGTTCAAACTAAAAGTCCTCTCAGAGGCAACTGCTACCTCCATGTCAACCTATAGCACGGCCGCTGATAAACTAGAGAAGGCCAAGGGTACAAATGAGAGCGCGACCAGTCTGTTGGTTTCGGCTCTGCTAGCTGACGGCATCGACTGCGTCGAGAAAATGAGCGACCCGAAGGCAAAAGGCTCGCTTACCTCCCCTGAAGTTTTTGGGGATCTCAAGGCCATTTGCTTCCCCATGCTAACTGCCAAGGTTCAAAAGCTAGCGGAAACAAACCTCGCGACTATCCCCGTTCAACTGGGGGATGGCACCGCCAATCCTGATTATACGGCAGTGTACAATGCCAAAAAACAAACTACCGCAAAGTTGAAAGACATTCGCAACGCGTGCAAAAAAGTCTGGCGAGCCGCCGAACTGTTGGCTATGTCTGAGGATGAACGCGAGGTTGCCATCGAGTTGGATGAACTCGCAAAGTATAAAGCGAAGCAAGCGGCGCAGGAAAAAAAGGCTCCCGATGTTTTTACTGAGTCCGAGCTGGCTCTGGTTGCTCCTGCCTTCCACCTTATCGCCAAAGTACTAGCGGCAAAAAATATGGCCCCCGTCGAAGATGATCTTCTCTCTGATCCTTCTCACTAAAATCCAACCAAGGGGCATCCGCAAGGGTGTCCCGCTTACTAAAGGAAAGTATTATGAAACATATTAACAATGCCAGACTAGCACGCGACATAGCACGCAAACAATTTGCCCTAGAGGAGGCCCGCCGAGAACGGTGGATACTTACTGGAATGATAGTGGCTGGATTGTGTACAGCGTTTTTAATCAGTGTAATGGTTCAGGTTATAAAATCTAGTTAGTACCCAGCCCCTTTCGAGGGGCTTTTTTTGGTCTTTTTTTGGTCTTTTTTTTCTTCTTTTTTTCTTCTTTTTTTTCTAAAAATTTTTGCGTGAGACCAGTGCCTCTATGGCTCCGAGCATTGACCGAGTTCGAGACCAGTTTCGTTATGGCTCTGAGTGTTACATGTTTACAGGTAGGGGTTACCCCTACCAATGAGACCAGTCCCTCTATGGCTCCGAGCACGATACGTTTAGCGGTAGGGGTTACCCCTACTTGCAATGTTACGTTTTACCCCCCTAATGTTACGCTAATGTGACACACTGTGACAAAATTTTGTAACATTATTAGAACTTGTTGTTTGATGAAGTCTGGTGGTAAGCAGTCGATCTTAGTGAAGTATTATCCCTATCAGATCGTTAAGTATAGTGTATTTTCTTTATACCTTTTATATTGTGACATTTTTGTGGAAATATATAGACACTCTAGAAAATTGAAACGTACTGTGACAAATTCCCTTCCCCCTTCTCAGCCTATTTATTTCCACTAATAAATCCCTTAAAAACGTAACATTGTAACATTGTAGAGATATCAAGGGCTTACACACCGCACCCACGTAACAATACGTCACACTATGTAACACTATACAAAACAACACATTTACACACCCTACGTCACAGATTGACATGTTAGGGAATATAAGGTATAATGGTAGTCCCATTACGGGGGAGGGGGGCATATGCCCCAAGGTGATGTAACGGTAGGGGTCACCCCTACCACTAACTGGAGAGATGTTATGACTATTGAAACGACCAACCATAGAGATAAACTGATCGAGCTAGTTGAAGACGGTAACTTGGATCCAATGATGGCGCTGACTATGTGTGCCAAGTGGATGTCCGATGACGAAGTTGGCGAGATGTTAGATGCTAACGAGTTGAGCGAACGCTTTGAAGAAGAGGAGTGTGAATCATGAGATATGAGCATTGGAAGGTAACAAAGCAGGAACTGCTACAACTAGCTCTGGCAGGAAACACAGTGGTCATTGTAGGCGATGACTTTAAAGGTTCTATCCTAGACTACGCACCTATACGCAACAGGGTAATGATGGTGACTCTCGTGGAAGAACACGATGCCGAAGCCGATGAGGTAGGGGACTACATAAAAGCCGATGAGGTAGGGGACTACATAAACGACAGGGAGCACCGCCAACGAGTTGCAAGGAGAAGGGCTGACCTTGCCGCGAAGATGTCACGCGGCGTATTAGATGGTTTAATCTAACGGTAGGGGTCACCCCTACCACCAACTGGAGAGATGTTATGACTATTAAGACCAACGAAGACCTCGCCCTAATCGAGCAAGACCTAGACGAGGCCATACGTGAGATGTTTGAACACCACAAAGAAATGTTTGACCACAAGCTGTTAGAGGCAGAGGGTCGCGCTAGTTGGAAACAGGCGCAGTCTAGACGAACCGTCAATCGTGAGCAGATGATCGGCATGATAGTAGAGATGGGGGACGAGACATGATCGCGGAACAAGCTTCACCTACAGCGGTGTTTTCGTACACCCGTGACGATGGGTTCCTCGTAACGTGTCAGGGAGAGATAGGGGAGACACCCCAGCTACGCATCATCCTAAGTGACCGCCCTGACGTATGTGTGCAGATGGGCGTGACATACCTAGACAAAGGGCAGACGCTAAAGACATGGCGTGCATGGACAAAGTACCTCAACAAGTACAGCCAGTGGGCTAAAAACATTGTATCAATCGAATCACGACAACCTAACCTTAACAACACAGTAGGGGTAACCCCTACCAACTCGGAGAAATAGTATGACTAACTTAAACCTTACATCTAACGTAGCACCAGAGATAAGCACACCGTCTATCAGTTCATCCGCTATGCTCGTAGAGCATACGTGTAGCAAGTGGGTGGGGCGTAAGAAAGACAAGGAGGCATCTCTCAAAGTAGTATCAGACAACAATGCCAAACCCAAAGCCGCGTCAGTCAACAAGGTATTGCTAGGTGACTACCCTCCGCTAATAGCGATCCATTCGCTAGCAGGTAACGCACGCAACTTGCACTACGCTATGACCCTACCTTGGAATGACATGGGGCATCGGATGCTATCCACAGAAACGTACCCTAAGTATCACGAGGTTATGACTGACATGTCAGGGGAGTTCTATCGTCTCAAGGATGAATTGAAAGGACAATATGACTGGGAACTGGGTAAAGAACAGGCGCGGATGGGTGACTTGTTTGTACCTAGCGACTACCCAACCACTGAGGAGTTAGCGGCTAAGTTTGAGTTCCGCATATCATACTTCGCTATATCTGACCCCAAGGACTTCCGTATTCAGGTGGGTGCAGAGCAAGAGCAGGTACTCAAAGACCATATGAACGAGTACCACAACGCTAGGTTCAATGGCGCTATGAATCACATGTGGAAACGTGTGCATGACATGGCAAGTCACATGTCCGAACGACTGCGCGTAGCAGGTGAAGAAGACTACGTAAGCAAGACGGGTTCGCTCAAGTTCAATGAGAGCATGGTCGATCACGCCATAGATATCGTGGAGCTACTAGGTGCCTGTAACGTAACAGGGGACAGCCGACAAGAGGCAATACGCAGGCGACTAGAAGATACGCTTCACGGTGTGACCACAGACGGACTGAGGAATTCATCTCTCCTTCGTGCCGAAACCAAAGCGTCTATAGATGACATCATCCTTAACTTACCTTCACTGGAGCTGTAATCATGGACAAAAAATATTCAATCGAAGTGTGGGACATACAGTTCTACAAAGTTGACGAGGACGGTAACGAGTTACTCAACGAGGACGGTAGCACCAAACTGTTCACCGAGGGGGGCAACATGGACGTATCGTACCTAGCTGAACACCTTACTGACGATGATCTATTCGAGATGGAGATGTAATCATGGACAATAAGATAGAAGGCTCAAACATGTTTGTCACACCCGATAGTATGGACGATCTGATGAGCAGGTTGGAAAGTTATACAGGGTCAGAGAAGGCCGTAGCTATGATTGCCGCGATGATGGCGTGGAATCTAGCGTGTAAGATCGTCAATGAAACAACAGAAGAAGTTAACTAACCGTAGGGGTTACCCCTACCAACTCGGAGATATATTATGAACGCACAACAAATGTACGCACAACCAATGTCAGAAGCAGAAAACTTTGTCGTTCGCGTAGGTACAAAGCGAACCGTATTACTGGAAGGCCCGATGGGTTGCGGCAAGTCAAGTATGCTCAACGGTCTGGCCGCTAGACTACCCAACCACATACCATGTTACTTTGACTGTACCACCAAGGTATCAGGTGATGTGGCTATCCCTAACATAGCACACATGGATAATGGGCAGGGGTACGTCACCTATCTGACCAACGAAGAACTAGGGGCGCACCTCGACAAGCCCATCATCCTGATGGTGGATGAGTACGGCAAGGCAGAACGTGACATCAAGAACTCACTACTGCGTATCTTGCTAGAGCGTAAGATCGGTAGCTACACACTACACCCCGACTCTATCGTGTTCGCTACTACCAACCTAGGTGCAGAGAATGTGGGTGACATGTTACCCAACCATGCACGCAATCGCATAACCATACTGCGACTCAAGAAGCCCACCAACATGGAGTGGCTAACCGACTTCGCCATACCCAACGGACTCGACCCTGTGCTGTGTGGTTGGGCCAAGGACAACGCTCAGTTGTTCCATGACTTTCAGGATGTATCTAATCCAGAAGACAACCCCTACATATTCCACCCCCAAGCACCGAACAGTGAGCAGTTTGTTACCCCCCGTTCACTACATGCGGCATCCGACATAATGCTACAAAGAGAACACTTCAGTGATGACATGTTAACAAGTGGTCTGATAGGTACGATAGGCAGTAGTGCCGCCCTGCTATTGGTAGCACAAATCAAGCTAGGTGATCAGCTACCTAGCATGGAGTCTATCAAGAACGACCCGACCAAAGCCAGAGTCCCTGATAAACCCGCCGCTGTGATGATGATAGTGTACAAGGCCGCGCAGACTCTGGGGCGGGATTGGATAGATGCGTGGATGACATACATGGAACGACTCGACAAGGAAGCGCAAGGTGTGTTTGTTAACACCGTAAGGCATGACAAGTATCCCCACCGTAAGATCGTTATGACCAACGCCAAGTTTACTGACTGGTGCATGAATAACGGTTACATGTTTGCGGCTGACAAGAAGTGAGAGACAGCCGACAGATACGTGCAACAAGGGGGTACCTTCACCGCCTACTTACCAAGCGAGAGCGCAAGAAGGCTAATGCTTTGATTAGGCATACCCACAAGATGGTAGGGGCTACCCCTACCAACCAACCTACAGATGTGTTATTGCAACCTGTAGTACTTAAAGGAGAGACGTATGTTACTAGGTAGAAACATGTTAACAGAGGAGGAGCGACTGACTAAATCCGTCGTCAACATAATGGGCCATTCCAAATACGTGGCCCTAGCGGGTGTGGTTATGATCGGCACCAAGAGTGTAGAGGAGGGTATACCCACCGCGTGTACCAATGGACGGGACTGTAAGTTTGGCCGCAAGTTCATTGCCGCGCTTTCTGACCCCGAACTACGGTTCGTTGTGTTACACGAGGAGTATCACAAGCTGTATCGCCACATGACTACGTGGAAGCACCTGTGGAAGATAGATGCAATGCTAGCGAACATGGCTATGGATTACGTTATCAACCTCAAGATAGTTGATGAGAACAAGGATGGGTTTGCGGTACCACCCAAGGGTGTACTATTAGACGAGCGGTTCCGTGACATGGATACCGCACAGGTGTTTAACATACTACACACTGAACAACCCCCCGAAGAAGGCGGCGGTGGCGGTGATGGCGAAGAAGGGGAAGGAGAAGAAGGAGAAGGAGAAGGAGAAGACGGCGGCGGGACTGGTCTCAACGAGGACGAGGTAGGGGACACCCCTACCAACGCAGGGTTTGATGAGCATGATTGGGAAGGTGCAGAGTCTATATCCAAGGAAGAGAGCGAACAGTTGGGGCGTGATATTGACGAGGCAATACGTCAGGGTGTTCTGGCTTCAGGTAAAGCAGGGAGCGGGGGTGATCGTTTGTTCGATGACCTACTCAAGGTGCAGGTCGATTGGCGAGAGGTGATGCGTGAGTTTGTTACTAACACCTGTAGGGGTAATGACTATGCCACATTCGCACGACCTAATCGCAGGTTCCTAAGTCAGGGCGTGTACATGCCTAGTGGTGTGAGCGAGACTATCGAGGAGTTGGTGATCGGTATTGACACGTCAGGCTCTGTCGGACAGAGAGAGATTACTGTTATGTTAACAGAGACCAAGGGCATTCTGGATATCGTGAAACCTAACAGGGTACGCCTACTGTACTGGGGCAGTGAAGTGGTACGCGACGAGGTGTATGAGATGCACGAGTTGGATCAGATGATTGCATCGACTAAGCCAATGTCCGGTGGAGGTACTGATGTTACCTGTGTTACCGAGTACATGCAGGAGAACAACATAACACCTTCAGCAGTTGTGGTACTCACCGATGGTTACTTATTCGGTGGTTGGGGTACATGGCCGTGTCCTGTACTCTGGGCTATATTAGACAACAAGCACGCTAATCCAGACGTAGGTAAACGAGTTCACATAAAAGCGAGGGACATGTAATGCATACACGTAAAGACGTTAAGTACTTGGTGCTATCTCTAATATTGACGGCACTATATTTGTTTGTTAACAACATGACACACAGCGACTGTGTGTTAAGGGGAGTATGCTAATGGCTAAGTATCCAGTAAGACTAGCAACGATGCAGAAAGTGAGAGATCACTACGACAATGTAAAACCTATCCGAGGGACTAACACACGTCCTATCGGGTGCAGGGGTCGCAAGCATGAGGAGATACGCAAGGTAGACGATAACACGTTTCACTTAGGCATAGGATGGTGCTCCTACCTAGACAACGGCACCGTGAGGGAGGGGGCCTTTACACCTTACATAGAGTGGCATGAGGATGCCAAGGGTGTTGTCACTGTCACTATAATGAACGGGATAGGGGATTTCGCACACTGTAGCATCTACACGTTCCACGATTACTTTATGCCAGAGGGGATGTGGCATTCTGTGTCGAACGGTAAGCAGTTCGTATTAACATGTGTTGCTACTAAGAGAGACTACCTACCCAAGGGAGGAGGAAGTGATGATCGTAAGCCCCTAGTGTATTCTCGCCCTGATCCCCATAAGTCTTGGGTACTGGCAAGTAAGCCTTACCCGTTACCACGCAAGGTAGTAGACAAAGAGCGCAAGGCTAAATACAAAGAAGGCATTCATAACTTTGTAGAGTGGGCGTGGACTATGATCCCTATCATTGGCGAGGAGTGCCGAAAATCGTGGTATGAATCTCAGCAGAGAAGAGTGACAGTAGGAATGCGTTCTGACATATCGGGTAAGGCACGCGAAGCCGAAGACCGTTTTATGGCTATCTTGATTGACTCTACTAAAGAGGGACGTGTAGATATATTGTGCGAGTTTATGATGGAAGGTTACGACAATGCCCATACGTATTGGGATTACGCTAACTCTGAACATGTTAAGCCTGACCCTTTTTCTGACCCTAAGAAGTTCAGGTCTAAGCTAAACGCATTTGTAAACAAGTATGGTGGGTTCACCAGTACTAAAGGCTAACAGGAGAGAGACATGGGATCAGTAAGACTACTACCGTTTAGGGGTGAACACCCTGAACTTACTACAGGGCATTTCTATACGGCGAGTGACTACGCAAGGGTGTCGGGGCTATCCGCTAGTACGATGGCAACAAGGCTACACAAAGTTTACGAGGTGCACACCACTCACCTGCGTCCGATCAACCAGAACTATGGCAACGATGGAGAACGTGTGGCACGTAGACCCAAGAAGAAAGCGGGCGAAGTTAGGTCAGCTTTAACGACACCTACTGAGAAGTTTTCAGGTGAGTGGCTAACCAAGAAGATAGTAAACCCAACCCAACAGTAGGGGTAACCCCTACCAACAGGACTGAAATACCACCTTTCAGTCCCCCAAAAATCGGAGAAATATTATGAGTTTTAATGGAGACCACAACGTACCTTTAGTAGCGCAGATAAAATCAGATACACGCTATACGACCTTCACAAATAAAGACCTAGAAGTCCCTGTAACTGGATGGATGAGTACCGATGACGGCCCCCCCGTTAGTCGGATACCTACAGAGGTTAGGGATTACTTACTAGCTGTATCTAAAGGGTTACGACACGCTTACAAGTTTGCTTTTGACAGTAGAGGGGTGTATGGAAGGACGCGGTACTTTGTATACGACCCTAACGACTTATACGTTCTGGGCTTTATAGGCTACGGAGACTTCAGCATATCGCGGAACAGTGATCCCAAGTACGTAGTGTTTGCACAGAACATAGAAAACAACAAGTGTGACAACTACAGGGTACAGCACCGCATGAAGATGTCAGAGAATGTAGACACTGCCGTACGCAATGCCAAGAGGCATCTACTACCCATAAGCCACCAAGAAGTTATAAGACGTAGCTACCGCGATACCTTAGACAAGGTAAAGGATTTTGGTGAAACATTCTCTAGTGATCTTACAAAAGCGTTAAGTAAGATCAATCTTACCTGCAATGTAAGCCGCGTCAGACAAGCACCCATATGGCTAGAGTTGTGCCATAAGATGGACTCTGGGCAACACTTCCTATCTGCCGAATTCCACAAGGATGTAGCTAACGCTCGTAGTATTATGGCAACTATGGACGAGCAGAAGGCGCTACCTGTAACAGCTTACTGTGTAAGGGTGTACGAGAGGTTAGGCGAGCAGACCTTTGACGTTGCACGTATCCCTGACATATCTGTAATGAGTGGGTGGGATACAGACAGCCTGTACGACAGTTTACATGGCACCCCTAGGTATAGGGCTGAGACTCTACCCTCTGACATTATGTCTAAGTTAGCCGCACTATCTATATGTGATGTAGGGGACTATGTTGAAGAGGTAGGACACCGCAACATGGAGACACTGTACTATGTCTACGCTTAACACGTTTCCCTTTGATACCCCATCAGAAGACAGTGTATACCGCGTTAAAGTACATAACGACATCAACGGCATCAATGTAGTATGCATTGGCATGGATTGTATTGACTCGCCGATTAGTGATGGGTATTATTGTTATGAAGATATACCTGAGTGGATGACTAATCGCTTGGCTGTACTAGGTATATGTACGTATGGAACTACCAAATACACATGGTTAGAGGGTGTTGGTGCGCGTATTAACGCCGACACATATTGGGTTTTGCCCCGTAAGGTAGGGGTTACCCCTACCATATAGGGAACTGATATCGACACAAGGGGCAGACGATGGCGATGACACCGGAAGGGAAGGTAAAGAAGAAGATAGTTGAACAGCTAAAGACGTTAGGGTGCTACTACTTTTTCCCTGCTACTGGGGGATACGG